TCCTGTTCCTGATGCCGCTGTTGAGCGGTTGCGCGCCGCAGCAGAAGCCGCCCGTGGAATACCGGGTGGTAAAGACGCCAGTCCTGAATCTTCCGGCAGAGCTAACGTCCCGCATTGATGTGCCGGATCTGCCAGATAACCCGTCGTATGGCGACAGCGTTGCAATGAACGCGGCGCTGTATGGGATCGTCGGGCAGTGCAACATCGACAGGAACGCGATCAGGAAGATTGAAGCATCTCGACCGACTGAGTGATTCGTAACCGCTATTACACACACACAGAGCCTGACTTCGGTCGGGCTTTTTTATGCCCGCGCATCTCACGCGCATTCCATCACGAGAGCCTTTCAGTAAGCGAGCCTGAGAAAAGCCGTTATAGGTGGCGACCTCTCTCGGGCGGCTTTTCTGTGAGACAGGCTCACTTTCTAAAAGGTAAAGACGCTATGAATATCGTCCCACTGAATTACAAAGGCGAAGCCGTGCGCTTCAACACAGACGGCTGGATTAATGCCACCGATATTGCAACTCGTTTTGGTAAGCGCCTGGACCACTGGCTCTCTAACGCTGAAACCCTCGAATACGTTAGAGCACTGGACGAGGTTTATTCAGGTGAGCCATCGCAGATTCTACATACCCGTGATTCCGGGTATGTAAAAACCAGCAAAGCCCGCAAAGACCGGGGCGGCGGTACATGGCTGCATCCAAAGCTATCAGTCGCCTTTGCCAGATGGTGTGATCCGAAATTCTCTGTCTGGTGCGACCTGCACATTGATAGTTTGCTTCGCGGTGAGCTGACAGAGCAGCAGAAGTTTGAGCAAGCCTGTCGTATTCGCGATGACCGGCAATCAAAAGCCAGCAACGGGGCGCGAGAGATGGCTCGCTGGCGCTGGGATAAGCCAGGCATTGAAGCCAATGTTGAGTTCTGGCGCGAGCAATTGCAGCTGACACTCGATATCGCCATCTGATCGCCGTGCTTAACTGCACACTGAGAGCCATTTTCACAACGGCTTTCCATTCCAAAGCTCATCTCCGGGTGAGCTTGATAATGGCTATAGCGGTTAAATCGTAAATATACCCTGTAGGGGGTAAGTGGAGTAAATCATGGCATCGAAAAAGCTCACGGCAGAGCAGCAGCTTCTTTTCGATGCGCTGACGCCGCTGCAACAAAAATTCTCTCTCGCCATCATCAAAGGCAAAAATCAGACAGACGCGTATAAAGCAGCCAAGGGGAAAGCTAAAGGCGACACGATTCGCGCCGCCGCTTCCCGGATGTATGCAAATGTTAACGTTCAGGCGTTCTTGTTATCCGTTCAGGGTGAAGTAGTAGATGACGCCATCATGAGCCGTGAGGAAGCACTGAAGCGCCTTACAGCGCTCGGGCGCACCTCTCTCTTCGATCTGGCTGAGTTTCGTAATTACGTGGCTTGTGAGGGCGAAGATGGCGAGCCTGTTATGCAGGCCACCTGGAGCTTTAAAGACTCTGCTTTAGTGACGCCGGAAGCAATGGCCGCAATCGCTGAGCTTACCGCCGGTCCGCAGGGCCTGAAGATTAAACTCCACGATCCGAAAGCTGCTATTAAGCAACTGGCAGAACTTGAGGGGTGGGAAGCACCGAAGAAAACCGAAATGTCAGGCCCTGGTGGTGGTCCGCTACAAACGGTCACTATGAGCAAGGCTGAATACAAGGCTGCACGGCAGGAGATGATGGAGGATGACGACTGCTGAGCAAAAGACATTTGCCCGCCGGGTAGAGTGTGAAGAGGACGGCCTGTATTACGCGCGCTACTTCTTCAAGCAGCGAACTGGCGGCAAAATGATTGTCGCGCCTCACCACAAGGTGATTCAGCAGACGCTGGATCGCGTTATCGATGGTGAGATTACGCGCCTGATCATCAACGTTCCGCCTGGGTACACGAAGACGGAGCTGGCGACCATCAACATGATGGGCCGCGGGCTGGCGCTTAACTGCCGGGCCCGGTTCATGCACCTGTCCTACTCGCACAATCTGGCGCTGCTGAACTCCTCCACTGCGCGCGGCATGATTAAGTCGCAGGCGTATCAGTCGATGTGGCCGATGTCGCTACGCGATGACGCTGACAGTAAGGCGATGTGGTGGACCGAACATGGCGGCGGCGTTTATGCGTCGTCAGCTGCGGGGCAGGTTACCGGCTTTCGTGCCGGACACATGGAGCCAGGCTGGCAGGGCGCGCTGATTATCGATGACCCGGTTAAACCGGATGACGCTTACTCGGATATCGTCCGTGACGGCGTCAATAACCGATTTAACGAGACAATCAAATCACGACTGGCGATCGAGACGACGCCGATGATTGTCATCATGCAGCGCATTCACTACCACGACCTGAGTGGCTACCTGCTGCGGGGTGGTAGCGGTGAGAAGTGGCACCACCTGAACCTGCCGGTGCTCATCAACAACAGCCAGCCATACGCCGACCAGCACCCGGAGAACACCCACGCCATCCCGATTGACCACGGCCTGCCTGATGGCTGGCTATGGCCGTTCAAGCACAACGAATCGCACCGCGTATCGCTGTTTTCTCACCGGCGCACCGCCGAAGCCCAGTACATGCAGAACCCGAAACGCTTCAACGCGGAGGGCGCGCTGTGGAACGAGGAGATGATCAGCGCCGCACACGCGATGCGGATCACTCAGGAACTGGCCCGTACGGTCGTGGCAATCGACCCGCAGGCCACCAACAGCGAAGAGAGTGACGAGTCAGGAATCGCCGTTGCCAGCGTTTACGGTACCGGCGATGAGCGGCAGTACAGCCTTGATGCGGATTACAGCGGGAAGTATTCACCCAACGGCTGGGCCACCAAAGCCATTGAAGCCTACGAGCAGCACGAAGCTGACGCGATCGTCATTGAAACCAACCAGGGCGGCGATATGGCGGAGGACACGCTACGCAATGCCGGGTTCGGCGGCCGCATCATTCGCGTACACGCCAGTAAGGGTAAATACGCACGTGCAGAACCCATCTCCGCGCTGTATGCGCAGGGACGGGTCGCTCACCGTGGCAGCCTCTACGAGATCGAGAACCAATTCATGGAGTACGTGCCATCTACTGCGAAGAAATCACCCGACCGGCTTGATGCCGCGGTATACGCGCTCACCGAATTATCAGAACCACAATCAACCGGCATGTTGGTGCGCTCGCGCTGACGGAGGACACCGTGAACGAAAGCGAAAATAAACAACTCGCCACGAACGCCAGCATCGACCGCGAGCGGATGCGTTACGTCAACGCACTGTTCAATGGCACCAGTAATACCAAGCGTAAACGCCTGTACCAGGAGTTTGGATACCCTCAGGATCTCTGCTTCGATGACTTCTACCGGGCGTACCGCCGCAATGCCATCGCTGGCGCCGCAGTGACTCGCATGGTCGATGGATGCTGGGAGGACTACCCGGAAGTTTACGAAGGCGACCAGACGAAGGACGCAACCCAGCAAACAGCCTGGGATAAGCGGGTCAACAAGCTGCTTAAGCGCTGCTGGAAGCAGATTAAGGGTGCTGACAAACGTAACCTCGTAGGCCGTTACTCAGCGCTGCTCATCCAGGTTAAAGACAGTAAAAAATGGTCGGATCCTGTCGATAAGGCGCTGGTCGGGAGGCTGCAGGAAAGGGCGCTCGTCCGACTCATTCCGGTCTGGGAGGCCCAGCTCGACCCGGTCAGTTATAACGAGGACCAGAACAGCGAGGACTATGGCGCTGTCAGCATGTACTCGTTTACCGAGATTCCGGTGCAGCAGCAGCGAAGCGGCCAGCCAGGGCGAATCATCAACGTTCACCCCGATCGCGTCATTATCCTGGCTGAGGGCTCGGATGACGGCCGGCTTGATTCCGGCGAGTCGCTGCTGGAAGAGGGCTTCAACAAGCTGCTGGACCTCGAAAAGGTGTCTGGTGGTGCTGCTGAAGGGTTCCTGAAGAACGCCAGCCGTCAGCTCAACTTTAACTTCAGCGCCAAGACAAGCTTTGCGCAACTGGCAAGAGCACTGGGCGTTAGCGAAGCACAACTTTCAGAAGGGATGGATGATCAGGTTAGACGCCTGAATGACAGCACAGATAGCGCAGTCATCATGCAGGAGGGCGATACCAGTGTGCTTTCGGTTGCTGTTGCCGATCCGGAGCCAACCTGGCGCACCGCGCTGAGTGAGTTCTGCGCTACTGTTCCCATTCCCGTGAAAGAGCTTGTCGGGATGCAGACGGGTGAGCGCGCCAGCTCCGAGGATGCAAAGGGATGGGGGCGCACCAGGATGAGCCGCCGCAAAGGGTTCCTGACTGACGTTATCACCGATGTGGTGTCGCGCTTCTGGACGCTCGGCATTATCCCTCCAGCGCGGAATGAAGAAATTACCGTTGGATGGTCAGATCTGCTTGCTCCAAGCCAGGCAGAGAAGATTGCCAACATGGACAAGCTGGCTGACGTGGCCGTGAAGTCCACGAACGCGTTTGGCCGCTCCGCTATCACTGAAAACGAGATACGCGTGGCAGGCGAGTTGCAGGCGCTGCCAGAACTTGATGACGAGGTGCCGCCAGATGGCAACAAGCCAAAGCCTGATCCACTGGCCGACCCAGAATCAGAAACCGAAGAGTCCGGTAATACCACGGTCGAAAGTTGATCCCACAATGTCGCGCAAGCCAGTCAGCAGGATGGAGCGCGATATTGAGGACCGTTATTACGCGATTAAGGTTGCCCTGAAAGCTCTGTTCGACCAGCGCCTGACCGGGCGAGAGCGTGAGGTCAACAGCCATAGCTGGCATTTCCTGTGCCACGTTAACGGCGATGACCAGCGGCTCTACCAGGTCAACGCTGGGAAGTTCATCTACGATATGACCCCGCAGGAACTGGCTGACCTACTCGAGGCGGTGCAGGCCATCCTGGATGATTACCTGCTGGAAGGCGGCGAGCAGAACCAATGGGCGATGGATTACGTCGTCGCAGAGGCCAGGAGAGGCACGCTAGAGGCCTTTAACAACCTCTCGCAGCAGTCGCAGGTCTACGCCAGCCAGACGACGCTACAGCAGCTTTTAAGCAGCCCCGGTCACCTTAATCAGATCGCATCAGCCAGGCTGACAACGTTTAGCGACTGGAAGGCCATCAGCGATGCCGCCCGGGCAGACCTGACAGGTATCATCACCGATGCGGTGGCACGGGGCGTAAACCCCAGGGAAACAGCCAGCGTCATCAGTAAACGCCTGGATGTGAGCATGTCTCGGGCTAAGTCGATTGCTCAGACCGAGCAGGTAGGTGCGCTGCGCCAGGCACAGTGGAACGAAACGGACTGGGCTGCTGACCGGCTGGGGCTGAATACCGGCCTGCTGTGGCTGTCAGCACTCAAGCCGACAACTCGCAGCTGGCATGCCAGCCGTCATGGCAGGGTCTACACCACCGAAGAGGTGCGGGACTTCTACGCCGAGAACGGTAACCGGTACAACTGCTATTGCAGCCAGATCCCGGTGCTTCTCAACGACGACGGTAGCATATTCAACGAAGGGCTGGCAGAGAAGTTGGCGAAAGAGCGGAAGGCATGGAATCAAAATAAATAAAGAAATTGTCATATTTGCCGTTACTAATTGAGATTCCTCAATTAAATGGAGAGATGACATGCAAACAAAGTTTAAAGATATTCGCTACGACAGGATTCCGCCTCTTACGAAAGCTAAGAACCGTGCGCACATCGCTTTTCTGACTGTAAACGGCGATACCGAATCAGCACTGTTGGCTGAATTGAAAAAGCGACACCCCAAAGAGGGTATAGAGCTGGTTAGCTACAAAAAGTAATTCACAGGTCGCCTCGGCGGCCTTTTTTATTGCCTGAAATCCACCAATGAGGACCCAGCATGAAACGCAACCGCGTTAACGTGCTGACCGTCGTCAACTCCGCTTCAAACATCACTACCGAAACCGTCAACGGCAAGCCACATATCGTGGTTCGCGGCATCACGCCTGTCGTGGACGATATCGTGATGAACCGGAAGTTGTACCCGGCAGCTGAAATCGAAAAGGCCTACAACACGCTCGAGCGTAACCCGATGCCGCTGGGCCACCCGAAGGTGGATGGCAAGCATGTTTCGGCTCGCGATGTCCAGGCGGTAAACGAGTACCACGTCGGGGCCTGGCTGCAGAACGTCAACCACAAAGACGGGAAGGTGACGGGCGACATGTACGTTAACCGCCAGTACGCCGAATCCAGCGAGAAGGGTAAGCGCCTCATCAACCGGCTGGACGAGATGCTGGCCGGCACCAACTCCGACCCGATCCACATTTCCACCGGGCTGCTGTATTCCGGCATCGCCGCCAACGGCGAGTCGAAGGGCAAAAAGTACAACGAGATCGCCACCAACATGATGTTCGACCATGTGGCGGTGCTGCTCGATGAGCCTGGCGCAGGAACGCCGGATGAGGGGGTGGGCATCTTCGTAAATGCCGAGGGGGATGAGCAGGAGGTCGAACTGGCGAACCTGGCCGACGCCGCCGACTGCACCCGTGAAGGGATGCTCAACAAAACCCGTTTTTTCTTCACCAACGCCTCCAACTTCTCCTTTGACGATATCCAGCGCGCCATCAGCGGCAAGTTGCGCGAGGGTGCGGGCGAAGATAAATGGCTCTGGCCGGAAACGGTGTGGCCCGACAGTTTCATCTACCGGGATGACACCAGATACCTGAAGCAGAAGTACCTCATCGATGATGCCGGTAAGGCCGTATTCGTCGGAGAGCCTGTAGAAGTCGTGCGCAAACCAACTGAGTACGAGATTAAAACCAACGGAGAGAACGATCCGATGAAAGAACTGATTATCAATGCGCTGCAAGCCGCTGGTAAGCCGACCGAAGGCAAGTCCGACGCCGAGCTGATGGACGCATACAACCAGCTGGCAGCAGAGAAGGCGGCCGCCAAAACCGAAACGCCTGAAGAGAAGGCTACTCGCGAAAAGGCAGAGAAAGAAGAGCGTGGGCGCGCCAACAACCAGGCGGAAGCCCCGGCATGGTTTAAGCCATTCGCGGACGATCTTGCCGCGGTTAAATCTGGCCTGACCGTTAACGCCGACAAAGAGAAGTCAGAGCAGCGCGCAGCGGTGAAAGCCAAGTTCGGCATGACCGATGTCGCGGTGAATGCGCTGGACGGCGAGCCGCTGAAAGAGCTGTTTGCTCAGTGCCAGACCTCAACCGGCCTGAATGGTGCATTCCGCCAGGCTACCAATAACCAGTCAGTCAGCGAAATGCCGGAGTAAAAAATGGCTAAAGATGGAAAACACGTAATCCACGCCGGTGGCGTATTCCCTAATCCACTACTCAACCGTGAAGGTGCGGCGGCGGCAGCTACTAAGCCAGGTACCGTTGGTTTCTTCTCTGCCGGTAAATTTACGGCATCAGTAGACGGTGATGAAGAAGCGATTCTTTATGTCGCTGACTTCGACTATCTGCGCTGCCAGACGGTTGATGACTCCATCCCAATCAACGAGCTGGTAGTTGCCATCCACCCGATGCAGGGCATGTTCCTGAACGTGCGAGCCGTGGCGGGTACATATAAAAAAGGCCAGCCATTGTCTATCGCAAACGGCCAGGTGAAAGCCCACGCTTCTGGCGAGTCCATCCGCGCATATGTCGAAGAAGACACGGCGTACACCGTTGCTGCAGGCGATCTGCTGCGCGTCGTTATCAAGTAAGGAGCACCTGAATGCTTGTATTTTCCCGCTCTATCGGTGAACGCACCGGTAACCTCGAAGTCAACCAGGCTCAGTTCCGCGAGCTGGAGATGGCGCGCAACATGAGTGCGCAGTCCGTGGCTGACTTCATTGCTCGTGCCCGCTTCGGTGAAAACGGACATCTGGACGCAGTGAATGCGGTGGACGACATCCGCCGCATGTACCGCGCGTACGACCAGACGGTGCTGGCGCAGTTCGAACCGAATACCGAGTTCACTCTGTTCAACGACCTGATGCCACTGTCCCGCTCAGTTCGCCTGGAAGAATCCGTGTATGAATATGCGCGCACCGGCGGCCGTGGCTGGGCTCACACCTCCATGTCCGGCCAGATTGGTGCGGCACTGGATGCACGAGCGTACAGCTTCGACGGTACGATGGTGCCGGTACACGACAGCGGCTTCAAATTCCACTGGCGTGATCCGATCTTCAACAAAGGCTCTGCACTGGCATCCCTGGCTGATGCGCAGCGCGGCTCTGTTGATGATGTGCGCCGAAAAATCGTGGACTACATGTTCAACGGTTTCCGCGACTCAGAAGGAAACTTTGTTACCTTCGATGGCAAAACGTGGAAAGGCCTGAAGACCGATGAACGCGTCGGCCAGGTTGATTTGGGTGCATCTGGTCTGAACATCGACTTCTCCAGCCGTACTACAACCGCTGAACAGAACCGAAACGGTGCGATCGCCCTGCGCGACACCATGAAGATCACCAACAACCAGTACGCGCCGCAGACCTGGTACGTATCCAGCGAGATCATGTCCAACTGGGAGCGCTATTTCAGCGACAATTACCAGTCCGGCACCATTCTGCAGGAAATCCTGAAGCTGTCCGGCATTGCCGCGGTGAAAGAAGATGCAGAGCTCTCCGGAAACCAGATTCTGGTGGTGCCGCTGACTGCCGGTGTTATCGCGCCGATCACTGGTCAGGCCGTGGGTACTGTTGCTGACCCTCGTCAGTTCTACAACAGCGACTACATCTGGCGCACCTGGGGCGCTATGGGCCTGATGGTCAAGCAGGATATCAACCTTAAACATGGCGTGCTCTTCGCAAGCAGCTAAGGAGAAAAAGAATGGCACTGGTAGAAATCACAGCCGGTAACGTGTTCGCTGGTGCCAACCTCCGCAAACTGGAGGTTGGTGCGGTAGTTGAAGTTGACGATGCGACGGCGGCGCGCTGGAAAGCGTCTGGTAAGGCAAGGGACACTGACAAGAAGAAGGGCGAAAAGTTGGTGTTTGAGGTGGCAACGCCGTCAGCCACCGTCTCTTCTGACTCATCAGCGCTGCAGGCCAAGCTCAATGAAGCGCTGGAGCAGCTGAAGCAGGCTCATTCTGACGCTGAAGTGAAAGACAAAGAGCACGCCGACGCGCTGGAGCAACTGAAGCAGGCTCATGTCACTGAGCTGGAAGCAGCCACTAAGCGCGCTGAAGAAGTAGAAGCGGCCCTGACAGAAGCAACCAAGAAGGCGAAATAACCATGGCTGACCCAATCACAGCGGCAGACGTGCAGGCGTTCCTCGGTGAATTGGGTTACTCCATCCCGGGGGCGCTGCTTGAGCCTATCCTCTGCGTGGTGAACAAAATCATCCCATGCCTCGATGGGGCCGGGTATGACGACTGCACCGCAAAGCTGATCCTGATGTACGCCGCCGCGCTGATGGCTACGTCGTCCGGCGCACGCCGCATCAAATCGCAGGGTGCGCCGTCTGGCGCGTCACGCTCGTTTGAGTACGGCGACGATGGCATCACCTGGCTGCGTGACTCGCTGGCCCGGCTCGATACCAGCGGTTGCACCGGAGAACTGCCGATCAGCGCCGGTAACAGCGTGGGTCTTTTCATGGTGGTAGGGGGCTGCTGATGACGTGGATATCCGTTAGCGTCCGGTTGCCGCGCTCATTCACCCGCGTATGGGTGATGACCGACACCGGGCGGGAAACCACTGGCTACGTGAAATCAGACGGCGAGTGGCATATCAACTGTGAGCGCATCCGGGCAACTGGCGCGAAGGTGCTGCGCTGGAAGGAGGGCTGATGTCATCGGTAGCAAACTGGTCTTATACGGCCACGGCGACCATCTGGCGCAAACTGGAAGGCAATGACGAATACGGAGACCCACTTGGCTATGCCGAACCTGAGAAAATCCTCTGCGACTACGAGGGAGGGCTCAGCAAGAAATTAGCCAGCCTGGGCGCCGAAATCGTCGTGAAGAACACCGTCTGGACTGAGTATGCACTGGCCGACGCCGGAGATTATCTGCTGATTGGTGAATCGACTGAAGCCGACCCGGTTGTTGCCGGAGCCGACGAGGTGCGGCAGGTTATCCGCTACGCCGACACGTTCGAACGAGTGGCGGATAACTATGCAATTTTGACTGGAGTGTAGCCATGGGCATCAAAGTGCGTGGCGCAGCTCGTGTTGAGCGCAATATCTACCACATTCTGAATGATATTCAGGGTCGAAAAATCGTAAGAGCACTTCAATCAGCGATGATTATTGGCGCAGCAAGAGCGGCGCTTTACACGCCAATTGATACCTCTGCACTGTTGAACAGCCAGTTTCGCGAAATCGTAACTGGTGGGACTGTAGTGACCGGCAGGGTTGGATACTCGACCAACTATGCCGTTTACGTGCACGACCCATCTAACCCGCAGAGATTCCGCCGTTCCACCGCCAAGAAAGAATTCCTTACTCTTGGATTCGAAGAGGAGCGGAGTGCTATCGATGCGGTTGTGATTAAGGAGCTTTCATTATGACCCCCATGATGCATGAGCGGGTCAGAAACTTATTCGTCAATGCAGGACTGACTAATGGATTCACCGTTCAGCAACTGATGTATGACGACCCGGGAGACCTGTCAAAAGCCGTAATGGTTTTCCGCCCTAACGGCGGAGCTAACATCCGCAATGAGCTTGGGTCTGAATATCATGTCCTGATTGATGTCATCGGGGCAAAAGATAAGCGCAAGGCTGCGATGGATGCTGTCCAGCTCATAGTTGATTACGTTCAGGCAAATCCCATTAGCGATGGCTGTGTGGGACATATCGAAAACATGGGCGGAATCCCTCCGCCAGTATTAACCGAAGAGGGAAGGATAGTTTTCCGCCTTCAGTTCGCTTGCCTCTACGGGGAGTAAGCAAAATCAACTGGCTGCCAATTGGCAGCCTTTTTATTACAAAGAGGTAAGTAACTATGCAAGGCTGCTCTACTGATAACAGCAAATTGTTCGGTCGCGCCGTTGTATTAGAGGTGGCCTTGGGCTGCCCTGATGCCGTTCCGCCTGAAAGTGAGCGCCAGTCACTCATGGCTGGAACATCGAAGGGTTTCGACTTTAGCCCGAACACGGTAACAAGCGATGCTGATGACACGAAGGGGTATGTCGAAAACATTGTGACCAACTCTGACTTTACTATCAGCTTTGAAGGTGAGGTGAGAAAGCGCGACAAGTTGGATCAATTTGGTGTCGGGAAGTTTGTCAAATACTACAACGATGAAGTGAAAGCAGGCCGCCAGCCTACCATTTGGGTGTTTATGGATTATGGCCCGGTTCAGTTTCAGGGCTACATGGTGATCACCGCTCTCAGCTCTGATGGTGGCAGTAATGACATCGTGACACTTTCTACCGAGTTCAAAGTTTCAGATTCAGACACTATTGACGTGCAGGAAACGCCTGATGAAGTGGCTGTTACTGGTGTAGCGCTGACCCCTGCGACCACATCAGTTGCTGTTGGCGCTACGCGCCAGCTTTCGGCGACCGTATCACCTGCTGACGCTACCGATAAAACTGGTGTTTGGGCATCCTCTGATACATCGAAGTTTACCATCAGCACATCTGGCCTGATCACTGGCGTCGCTGCGGGCACTGGTAACGCGACCTTCACCACCAACGATGGCGCGAAAGTTGGCACCACTGCTGTGACGGTGACAGCTTCGTAATTGCCATTTCAGGGGCTTCCTGATGGTGGCCCCGAAAATAGTAATTTCAGAGATAGATCATGACACCACTTAAAGAACTTGGCGAATGCCTGATAACTTGCGGAGATGATGATTATTTCTTCCGGCCATCGTTTATCAATATGACCCGCATCGGTGAGCCACGAGAGATTGTGCAGGCTTTCTATGACCTGCATCACGATGAAGTGTCTGGCCTGCTGCAATCTGCGCTGGAGGTATACGGGAACATCCCTTCATGGCTAATTCAGCATATCAAATCAACAAGCTATGGTCGCAAGGCGATGTTGGCGGCCATGACTGTACTCTCGGCTTGTTGCGATCGGGATGTATCGCCATTAACCGGAGAGATTCGTCCGGCAAAGGCATCAGGTAAAGCTTTCAAGCTGCGGCGCGGCTCGATGGATGAGTTCGGCATGTTGGTGATCGCACAGTCGCTAATAGCTCATGGAATCATAGGCAGGGCAAAGGTGCGCAAGCTTCAGAGGCACGAGGGAGGAGAAGCCACCAACGAATTCAACGCATTCGAATACATCAGCGCGGCGCGTAACCACTTCGGCATGAGTCGGGCTGAAGCGGAGCAGTTATCGATGACCGAGTTTCAACTTTTGATTGCCGCCAAATATCCGGATCAGAAAGGGTTCACGAAAGACGAGTACGACGCAGTTGCTGATGAATATCTGGCGAAGAAGGCGCGACGCCTGGCAAAGGCGAAATAGCCCACTCAGGTGGGCTTGTTAAATCTTTCATCCCACTCTTTTTCGGCTTGTTCTCTGGCTTTTTTCTTGAGCTCCTCTCTGAACTCATCTGTCATGATTTTCTTCGACATGACCTCAAGGAATGATGGTAGGGCTTCTTCAATTCGAGATTGAAGCACCTTTTCAGCGTGCTCAACATAGCTGTTAGGTTCGGCAACTGCCTTGAACATGCTTTTGTCTTCATCAAGTAGGTAGCTCAGGTTTAGCCTGAAGATTATTTCAGCATTCATTGAGCGGTTATTCACTTTAGCCGAGTTTTCGACTTTCTCTTTTAATTCAGCTGGAAGCCTGATTCTTAACTGCGGATCTTCTCTGCTCATTTTTATTACCGTGCCGCCAAAAATTCACAATATGTAAATTATGCCCCACGGTGGGGTTGACAGCAATGACGCACGGTGTGACACTTAACCAAGGCCTCACGGTGGGGCATTTATTGGAGGGTTTAATGGAAAAGGCAAAAGATATGTATCAGCGTAAGGTTCGCTTCCCTGAGGATGTACGCAAAGCAATCGAGAAAAACGGCGGAGATGAGTGTCGTCAGTTCAATACAGAGCTGATTTACCAGCTGAGAAAGGTGTACGGATTGGCAGGTGAGAAAAATGCTCAAGCATAAAAACGTTGAAGCCCCGGCTGCGCTAACAGTCAGGGCTTCGATATCGAACAAATCCGGCAAGGAAAATATCGACATGAATATTGTAGCAAAATCAGATCTGAACTTCCACGGTGTGACACTCACCCCAGTTGATAGCGTCTCTGGTGTATGGCTCACCTCATCCGATATTGCTAAGGCACTCGGTTACGCTTCGAGCAAGAGCGTTTCTACCATTTATTCTCGCAACTCAGACGAGTTCACAAGCAGCATGTCAATGGTCATCAAAATGAAGACCATTGGAATAAACAACAACTTACGTGAAAAATCAGTGCGTGTGTTCTCATTGCGAGGTTGCCACTTGATTGCAATGTTCGCAACCACTGATAAGGCCAAAGAGTTCCGCCGCTGGGTGCTGGATATTCTTGATCGAGAGGTTGCGAATGGCAGCGTTAGCCCCGCATTTAATTTCGAGATGCATGCACACAATGCAAAAGTAGCGCTCGATTATGCAGATTACATTTATCAGAAGTGGTGCGAAGAGCTCAGGCCTTCACTGATCCACGTAGGCTCTCCGTTGGCTACCAGTTTGAATGAGCGCATTAAAGTACTTGCCTCTATTACCTTTGGTTTGAATTCTGGGTTAGAGAGGGTAGCAAAAGAGAAGGGAAGGATTCACTGATGGGCGCATGGGATGGCGCAAAAAGAAAAACCGCCAGTTACAGCTGGCGGCTTACATCAACTACTGATTGGAGTCTTACATGCAACAATCTTCATCAACTGCTGTAAATGTAGCAAATCATCATCACGCTGTCACCATGTCCAGCCGCGAGATTGCTGAACTGACCGGGAAAGAACACAAGAACGTCAAGGTTGACGTTGAAAAGATGCTTAGCGATCTTGGTGAAGATGCGCTGAATTTTCAGCGTATCTACCGTGACACGATGAATCGTCAGCAGACTGAGTACCATCTCGACCGTCGTCACGTCGAATGCCTGCTGACTGGCTACAGCGCATCCTTGCGAATGAAAGTAATTGACCGCCTGCACGAACGTGAAGCCGGAACTTCATCTGCGCCTGCTCCTCTTTCTCAGAATGAGATTATCGCTGCGATTGCAATGGCAAACGTAGAGCAGGATAAGCGCATCTATGCCCTTGAACAGCAGGTTGATGACATGGCACAGGGCGCGATCCCCGCAGGTTATCAAGGCTATTCTTACCTTGCCGAGAAGACGGGCCTTAGCGACAAGAAGTGCCGGCAATTGGTTTCAGCCTATGAGGTGAGCCATAAAACTGTGCCGCACGTTGCACCTACTGGCGCGGTCACTCGTATGACGGTTATTCATGAGCATGAATTCATGGATGCTTTCAGCGGCATGCTTGCTGAGACAGAAATTCGCGGGTCATTCCATCACCATGTCAAAATGGGTCGCTTCATGCTTGCCGGGGAGGTTCGATCCTGATGCAGGCATTACAGCGAGTCAGCGCCCCGGTGTACGTGGTTTATCATCATGGCAAAAAGTTCCGATGCTTTGGGCGTAACACAGCAATCAAGCGCCTGGCTCATTACATGACTCAGCGCATGTTCTTCCGAGCAGGCATTGAGACCCGGCCAGTAACGAAAATTGACCGTGATGACGTAGCTATTCATTACGTTAACAAACCGATCCAGCGCTACTGGGATGCGCAGCTAAGATGTGAGAGGCGAGTAAGAAAGCTTCTTTCAAGGAAATAACCTGCGCCGTTGGCGCATCTTGGAATAATCAATAACTTAAACCCGCAGTTAAGCGGGTTTTGTCGTCGCCCGATCCCTGCTACTCTTTTGGCACATTTATCAAAGGTGATAGGGATATGGCAAAGGTTAAAATCCATGCAGCAAATTTTCCATATTTAGAAGTGAATGCTACTGGTAGCTGTCTTTTTATTAAAACGGGTGCGTTTCAGCTGACAGGTGAAACTATACATGCAAGTAAACTAGTTACCATTGATGTTGCGAGTGAAGATAGCGTGAAGAAAGTTGGTGGAGCCATTGGATGGGGCGTTGTTGGCGGAGTACTGGCTGGCCCCGTCGGAATATTGGCTGGCGCGCTGCTTGGTGGAAATAAAAAAGAAGTAACATTTGTTGCTGAGATAGAAGATGGACGCAAATTCATGGGAACCACAGACCACAAAACATTTATAGGGCTTCAAGGGGCAGCTATGAAGTTTTGAAGAATAAAATTATCGAAAAAAACCTCGCTCCGGCGGGGTTTTTTTATTGCCCGGAGATTAGATTATGGCTGGTACTGTCAGCGCTGGAACGATCGTTTACGAAGTGGATATGGATACGGCTCGCCTGCTTCAAGGTCGTCGGGATATTGATGATGCGCTGAATGGCCTCAATGGGAGTATGGGCCGTCTTGAGGCTGGTTTAAGCCGCACCGAACGCTCTCTGTCTTCTATCGAAGGCACAATGTCGAGTTTGACTGGGGTTGCGAAAGCACTCATTGCAGCTCTTTCTGTTCAGCAGGTTGGCGCATATGCTCAGGCGTGGCAGGATCTGAGTAATAAACTGGCAAACGCCGTCAGGGATTCTGTACCACCCTTTGAAACGCTGGCTGAAGTTACTGAAAGAGTGTTTGATATCTCTCAAAAAACACGCTCAGGTCTTGATGCCACAGCCACGCTATATGCCAGATTAGAGCGATCGACAAGGAGTTACGGTGTCAGCGTGGAAGACATTGCCCGGCTGACTACCATCATTAACCAGGGATTTGTGATATCGGGAGCGTCAGCCGAAGAGGCGAGCAACGCAATCATTCAGCTTGCTCAGGGGCTGGCCTCTGGAGCTTTAAGGGGTGACGAATTTAACTCTGTGAATGAGCAGGGGAACCGACTCATGATTGCCCTTGCTGACTCCATGAATGTCAGCATTGGTGCGCTCAGAAACATGGCTGCAGAAGGGAAGCTAACCACTGATGTGATCGTGAATGGCTTGCTGTCTCAGGGCGATAAAATTGGGCAGGAGTTCGCTAAAACAACTGCCACGATCAGTCAGTCTCTTGAGATCGCCAACAACAACATAACGAAGTTCTTTGGTGAGAATGCCACGGTAAAAACTGGCGTTAAAATATTCAGTGATTCAGTCATCTCGCTCAGTGAAAATCTTGACGCTCTCAGCACTACGCTCACGATTGTTGCCGGCGTAATGGGCGCGCGGTATGTCGGCGCGCTGACCATGGCTACCTCAGCGAAAATTGCTGATATCGCAGCATCCCGTCAGCAAGTTGTGGCCGACAATCAGACGGCACAGGCTGCTTTGGTAGCCGCTAATTCTGTTCAACGTAAGGCTCTCGCTGATAAAGAGGCTGCCCTTTCTTCTCTCGCGCTGGCCCAGGCTGAATATAATGTGGCAAAAGGTAGCGCTGCAGAGATGTTGGCAATGGATGCTCTTATTGCCGCAAAAACACGAGCGACTACCGCATCTATTACACTTGCTGAGGCTGAAAACGCCCAGGCTGCGGCATCAGCCCGGGCGGCGGCAGCTGCTCGCGCAGCATCAGTTGGTATTGGAATGGCTCGTGGTGCGCTTGCTCTTATAGGTGGCCCTGCTGGCGCGGCGATGCTCGCAGCCGGAGCGATATTCTATTTCTGGCAAAAAGCCCAGCAGGCCAAAGAAGAGGCCATAGCCTTCGCCGATGGGCTGGATAAGCTCAACGCCGCCATGAACGTCATGTCTAATACGCAGCTGCGTGGAGCTATAGCTGATGCCAACACATCTATCCGAGCACAAGAAGAGGCAGTTGCCGAACTTGAGGCTGAGGTTAACAAGCTCACCACGAGATACAGCAAATTCACACCAGAAGCGCAAAAATATGCTGACTCCATGGGGCAGGGCACTGAATTTGCTCAGCGCCAGTCTGAAGTATCAGATGAACTTGCGCGTAAAACGCGTGACCTGCAGGCGGCAAGAGACAAACTATCAAGAACTGTAGACACGGCAGCGGAAGCTACCAGAACATTAACCAACAACATGCTTTCTGCAATGGGGGTGCATGATGATTTAACAGAGAAAGCAACTATATTAGCTGGTGCGCAGACTCTTGTTGCTAAAGCGTTTGGCGATACAGCAGCCGAAATTACAAAGGCAAACGATGCTGGACAAAACTTCAACCCTAAATCATTACAAATTTCTCCGGCGACGAAGGAGGGCGATAAGGTTATCGCCACTCTGGAAGAGCAGAATGAATTACTTAAAATTCAGGATGAGAGGCAACGCGCTATAGCTAAGGCTAGGATGCAGGCTGCCAAGGTCACGGATAATCAGAATCAAATCTCAGCAGCAGGAAAATTAGCTGCCGAAAATTACGATTTAGAGAAATCCGAAGAAGCGAGGAAAAAAGCACAGCAAGAGAGCGAGCAGCAAGGTAAAAAATCCGCTTCCGCTGCCGAATCCATCGCACAGAAACTGGAAAACCTGAAGCAGCAGTCTGAACTTGCCGCAGGATCTACGCAGGAGCTAAGTCGGGAGAATGCCATTCTTACTGCACAGCAGTCACTCGGTAAGGGTGCAACTCAAGAGCAGATAAAATTAGCAGGTGAGTACAGGGCAAAGGCGTGGGATGCAGCCGCTGCCGCTAAAGGGGTGACTGAAGCGCTAAAGGCAATGCCGGAGCAAGTGGAGAATAAGTCTTACGCCGAATCCATGCAGAACCTGAAAGCGGCATTAACAGCCGGAAAAATTGAACTTAAAGAATACAATGCCTCCACTGAAAAGCTGACAGAGCAGCACCAGATCAATCTTGCAAAAATCCGCGCCCAGCAGGTGGTCACGCCACAGCAGGCCGCCAAAGGTGAGGTTGATCCGGTCCAGCAACTAGCAAATCAACATTCTCAGCAATTGGCATTGATTCAGCAGTTTGAGGCGCAAAAGGGTCAGATAACCCAACGCGGCCTGGAGCTTATGAATGCCGCAAATACTCAATATGAACAGGCACGCATCGCCGCCCAGTGGGAAATCTGGCGCAACCAGAGCGCAGGTAACGAAGCGCTGGCAGCATCCTTTGATGCACTGGCTGGTAATGCGTCCAATGCTTTGACCGGCATCATTACCGGAAGTATGTCTGCTGAAGAGGCTATGCGGTCCATTGGCAATACTGTGCTGAACAGTCTGATTAACACCTTCGTCCAGATGGGTGTTGAGTGGGCCAAGTCGGCCATCATGGGGGCGACCACTCAGCAGGCAGCCATTGCAGCGACAACGACAGCGCAGGTTGCCGGGATTGGCGTACAGACCGCAGCAAGCACAACGGCAGCAGCAGCGACCACGGCGGCATGGACTCCCGCTGCCATCATGTCATCCATTGCATCGTTCGGTGGGGCGGTGGCTATTGGTCTTGGCGCCGTGGCGGCAGTTGCGGCATTGTCGGGTAAGCGCAAAAACGGCGGACCGGTCAGCGCTGGCGGGATGTACCAGGTAGGCGAGGGTGGCATGCCGGAGATTTACCGTGCCAGCACCGGCAAGCAGTACATGATCCCAGGCGATAACGGCAGGGTGATCAGCAACAAGGATATGCAGAGTGGGAATGGTGGGGCTCCTATCCTCAATGTCTACAACTACTCGTCGTATGCGAGTGCTGATGCGCGGGCTACGCAAAATTCTGATGGTTCATGGACGCTTGAGGCGTTCATAGCCGACATGAATGCAGGCGGACCGGCTAGTCAGGCTATTACCAGTAACCACAATTTAAAGCGCACCCCGCGCGGGCAGTAATGTTTACTTCGCGGACTCGTGAACGGATTTAAGAATGGACACGATGTTTTGTGTGTAATTAACGCCAATGCCTTCAATATTGTTAATTATGATCTCCCGCTCAGCAGGCTCCATTTGAGTAAAAATAGCGGCTAAGGCTATTTTCAGGCCGTTTATCTCTAATGCGGCCTTTTCTGGGGTGGATGCATCCGAACTCACTTCAAAGTTCACTGTAACAGTGTCGTTGTTATTCATTTTCATCTCCTTTTTAAGAATGCCCATAATCTCAGAGCGGGTAAAATATGGCAATAATTGACTACCCCGACTGGCTGCCGCTGGCGCAGAAGGCCAGTAAGAACATGACGCTGGATACCGGTTTCCTGACTGACCAGCCAGCGGTCGGCCCGGCCATCTTCCAGAACCAGACCGATGACCTGAAAGTGACCTGGTCACTGACCTGGATTTTCACTCTGGACCAGGAGAAGGCCTTCCAGCAATGGCTGCGCAGTCCTAACTACCTCAACCTTGGCCTGAACTGGTTCCGCATGCCGGTTAATATCGGCGGCAGCGGCTTGCAGGTGCAGGAGCTGCACTTCACACAGATGCCGGTGCAGACCAGCATCGACGGCGGGGTGGTGACCTGGACGGGAACGGTAATCGCTAACCACCTCTACAATGCCGACGACGAGTTCGACGATATCATTGTTGAACTTCCGCCGCCATGGGATTCATGGCTGGATATCGTCGTTACCGGATATCCGGACGGACGCGATCCAGAAAGTCTTCCGAAATTACCCTAGTGCCTACATAAAATGATATAATCAGTGAAGTGTAAGCCACGGGAAATCGAATCATGCGCGTAATGCCAATTAATGGATATGAAGGGCTGTATACCGTTTCTGAATCAGGAGTAATTACCAGCCTTGCAAGGATCACCTCTGATGGACGGAATATAAAAGAAAGGGTGCTCAAGCCAAGGATCGTTCAGGGATATGCATACGTAACGCTATGTAATGAAAATGGTGGTAAGCAGCTTAGAGTTCATAGGATTGTCGCCTCTCATTTTCTAAGCAGCGGCGCTGAAGGAGAGGTCGTAAATCATATTGATGGTGACAAGCTGAATAACACAGTGAGTAATTTGGAATGGTGCACTCACTCTGCCAATAACATTCACGCCTTAACGCATAGGCTGAGGGTGCCAAAATCTGGACAGAATCATCACCGATTCTCTGGGCCAGTTGTTGCCACGCGACTGAGTACAGGCGAAGAGTTCACTCTGTGTGGAGAAAAAGAAATTAGGGGTATGGGCTTTGATTACGCGACAGTTAGAAGCTGTGTGGCTGGAAATCGTAAAAGACACAAGGGGTTTACTTTTAGGAGCGGTTAAACATGAATTTCCGCCAATATAAGCAGCAGCGCCCGACGCGCGGGCTGTACGATACCATCACGTTCTACCATCCATCCTTTGGCTACGTCCGCCTGGTCGACAAGCAGTTCTTTGCGAAGACGCTAGGCGGCCAGACGTACACGCCAGCGCGCTTTGAAATCGAAGAGAGTCAGCAGAGCGGCACGCCGGTGATCGACGCGACGGTGAAATTAGGGCGGCTGTCGTCTGACATCAAAACGCTGATGAAGCAGTGGAAGGGGGCGGCCCGGCTGACGGCCATCACGGCCACGCGGCAGATATTCGACAGCGGCGATGTGTCGGTGCCGATTAAGTCGTGGCAGCTTTACGTCAAGACAGTGGACATCGACGCTGATTCAGCATCGGTCACTCTGTCCGTAACAAATCCGCTCAATAATAATATTGGGAGATTATACGACCCCCGCGAATATACTGGGCTTCAATATTTATGAAGTGGTATAATTATTAGTCGCGTTACTCCTCTTGCTCGTATTAAATATATTTGTATCTTCTGGTTGAGGTCTCTATATGAATTGGCATGAACTTTTCAGATATGATGATGGAAAGATATATTGGAATATAAGAAGGAGTGGTGTCAGATACGGAAGGTCACCAAACAAGACCACTACACAAGGATATCTCTCTGTAATCGTTGATGGAAAGCAGTTGCTTGTTCATAGGATTATCTATGAGATGCATCATGGTGAAATACCTAACGGCCATGAAATTGATCATATTGATGGTGATAAAAAAAATAACAACATAGATAACCTCAGGGCGGTTAGCAGAGCTGTCAACTCTAGGAATAAAAGAAAACTCACTGGTAATACATCAGGTGTTACTGGCGTGGATTTCTTGAAGAGAAGGAATGAGTGGCGCGCAAGATTGGCAAATGCTCATCTTGGTTGGTTTCCTGACTTCCCTTCAGCTTGCGAGGCGAGAATTATTGCTGAAGTGAGAAGCGGCGATGTAACTGGTAGGCACGGCACATGAATACCTCTGATTTTGTTAGCAAGGTGATCGGCGTGCCCTGGGCTAACCGGGCCTGCTCGCTCGAGAAAGTCGATTGCTGGGGGCTGGTGGTCCTGTATTACCGTCACGTCCTCGGCATTGAGCTGCACCAGACGCCGGACTACGAAGCCGGGGCAGACTTCTTCACCTGCTATCAGGGCGACGTTGTTTTCTGGTGCCAGGTTGATAAGCCGGTTGAGGGTGGGATTTTCGTCGGCTATCAGGGATCGCAGCCTGCGCACGTTGGCCTGGTTCTGAACCGTCATGCACTGCATGCGCGCGGCGATGGCGGCAGCGTGCGTATGGACTCTTTGCTGGTTATCCAGCGTGCATTCACAAAGGTGGAATTCTTCGAATATGGCGCTGATTGAATTAAGCCGTTTCCCCGGAACGCCAAAAGAACGATACAGGGTGCCAAACGGCACCTTTTTTTATGCCTGGCTGACGGAGAACGACAGCAACCTGCACCGGGATCTGCTCATCGTACGCAACGGCGTAACACTGAGTGATGACGACGAGCTGGATTTTGAACTGAGCGAACTGGACGTTATCCAGTTGTTTGACCAGCCAAAGGGTGTCATCGGCGACATCCTGAGTCCGATCTTCAAAGTGGTTGGGCAGGTGTTCTCGTTCCTGGCACCGAAGCCAGCCATCGCGAATACCGGTGGCAACACCGTCGATTCACCGAATAATAGCCTGACCGGGCAGACTAACACCGCTCGTGTTTACAAGGCGAAGCCGGACATATACGGTCAGGTGCGTTCGTTTCCTGATCTGATTCAGGAGTCAGTATTCGAGTACGTCCGACAGGATGCATTCGATGGCGGACTGAAATATGTCACTGAGTGGATGTGCATCGGTATCGGCCGCTATAGCTACGAGGCGGTAAGATATTCCGAGTCAAGTCTGGGGTCACTTGCAGGCGCTGCATATAAATTCTATCAACCCGGAGAGGTCATTCCGCAGATCGTCGAAGGCTATGGTTTTGACGATGTAGACGGGCAGGAAGTTCCGGGCCAGAACGATGCTGATGACTTCCCGGTAGAAACGGCGACGGCAAACACGGTTGTAAGTGGCACCTATTCAGGCGGCCAGATAGCAATGCAGATCGTCAAGCAGGATGAGTTCGACTATTTCATGGGGCTGGTACTGCCACATGCCGTGACATTTACCATCAACGTCACTTACGCCACTGCATCCGGTAGCGTCACAAAGGATGCGCTGTTTTCCGGCACGCTGATTTCTGCATTTGAGACCAACGACGGCGCGGTAATAGACCCGGTCACCTGGTATACGTTCACCATGAGCGATCTGCAGGGGCCTTCCGATGTGCCGGCAACGGCTACCATCAACACGACCAAATTTATCCTGAACGATAATGAGGCGCTGACAGTCGGGCCATTCTTTTCCCCTGTGGATTCTACCGAGTTGTGGCTGCATACCCAGTCCAGCCTTGGCGGTAAGAAACAAACTAACTGGCGGGTGGTTATCTGGAAAATCGACGACGATTACAACCAGATCCCGGGCACCACTGAGACATTCACCTATTACCAGGGGACACCTCACGACCACACCAGTGAGGTTTTCTACCGCACCGACAAACTGATACCCGCGGCTGGTTTCGGCAAATATGCGATCAGTTTCCAGCGTACCGACAACTCCAGTGACGCGTCGGTGCTGAAGGTTGAAGAGATCCACGCCATCAACATCCGCTCTAACGTGGTACACCCGACCGACACACTTGTGCGCGTGAAGGTGAGGGCGACCGAGAATGCCCTGGGCAGCCGGGAGCGCAAATACAACGCGCTGGTAACCCGCCACACCATCACTTACGACATGGCGACGCAGACGGTGGATTACACCCTGCGTCCGTCGCGCTCGTTCGCGGATGCGGTGGCGCACACCTGGCTGGTTATGGGGGCGCAGCCGGAAAGCAGCATTGACCTGTATGGCCTCTATGCGATCGCCGAAAGCCTGCCGGATGACCGGCTCGGCCAGTTCGATTACACGTTTGATGATGAGAACGACTCACTGGGCGATCGGGTGCGCGCCATATGCAACGCTGCATCGGTGATGGCGTACTGGGATGATGGAGTTCTGACGTTTACCCGCGATCAGAAGGTTGATTACCCGGCGGCGGTATTCAACCGGGCCAACATGAAAACGGACGAGTACAAAATCACATACGAGGCCACCTTACCGGGCGGCTATGACGGTGTGCAGGTGTCATATGTCCATCCGACCACGAACAACAAAACCTACATCAACTACCGGGTTCTGAACGGGGCGATTGTAGAGCAGGAGGCGGAGAACCCCAACAAGCTGGAGCTCGTCGGCTTCCGTAACGAGTATCAGGCACGCGAACGAGCGCTGCGCGAAACGCGGCGCCTGATGTATTCCCGCGTCAGGATGAACGCCCGGGTGTTTGAAGACGGGATCATCCAGGTCGGCAGCGTCATCCAGATGCCGGACATCTACGACAGTAACCAGCAGCAGGGCTACATAACTGGGCGCACAGTTAATAACTTCGACACCAGTGAACCGATCATCTTCTCCGGAACGATGTATGTGCTGGTCACCGACAGTCTTGGCAACCCGACGCTGCGCTACCCGGCAACGCCCCGTGGCGACACGCCTTACGGCTTCACCGCGGCCATACCCGCGATCCAGCTCAACATCTGGAACGGCGACACCGTGCAGCTCCCGTCGCGCTACCTGATCGCGACAGTGGAAGAACTGGACAGCCAGTTGTGGACCGTCAACAGCATCAAACCAAACAGCGATAACACGGTTTCTCTGACCGTTTCCGAATACAGCGACAGCGTTTACCAGTAAACACAAAACCACTACCCAAACCCGGCCGCCGTGCCGGTTTTTTTATGGAAAAAATATGGCTACCCAACCCACCCAAGAAGCAGTTCCGAGCGAATCACTTCGCAATCTGAAATTCAACGCCGGAAAGATTGATGAGTTCGTCAACTCTCAAACCCAGACTTACATTGATCGCTTTGGGCAGGCGCATTTTACGATCTGGGGAATGGACCAAAAATTCTCCACGCAATTAACAGGTCAGGCACAGCAATTCTCTGCACAAATGAATAGCCAGAAACAGCAGTTTTCTGTGCAAATGGCTAATCAGGCTCAGCAGCACGCGGCACAAATTACATATCAGAAAGAAAGGTTTAATACTCTCGTTCAGAACTCAGGGTATAAAGTGATTGGTAACTATGAATCAGGTCCCCTGACCGTCACCGATTATAACCAGCTGGTCCGGTACAATAACGAGCTCTGGAA